TCAGCATTATATATATATATATATGATGCGAAGGCGCGGGCGCGGTGTGGGCGGGGTGGGGGTGTAGTTCAAATTAAGGACGTTCGCGGTAAATCGAAATCGTTTCCCTACTGAATTATCTCTTAAACTTATTGAAGTCTCCAAACATTTCCATAATATTACTATTACTAGGAGTCTTTTTACTTTTATTCTTAAAGACAAGTTCTGTATTAGATCTAAACATATTACAATAATCAGAAGCTTCACAAAGTTGTCTATATGAAAAGCATCTCGCAGGGGTAGGACTCGGGTTTTGAATTATCCCATTATTTATATCTTCCCAAGCTTTTTGGAGCCTGTTCATAAGTTTTACCTGAAACTCTTCAGATATGGGAGATCTGACCTGTGTTACCTGAACAGTTTCTAATCCGATATCTTCTGGAACCGCCACATGTCTCATAGAAAGCTCGTCAATCCCAACCATAAGAGGGTCACCAACTTTATGCCCCCTACCAAAGTTATATATCGTAACCTGACTGGCCCAGTCAGGATGAATTGTATCAAAGGATTCTCTATAACGGGGATGGGGCTTTTTGACTAACTTTCCATTAGTCCACTTCTTAACCCAACCTGGAGTAGGAGACTTGGGGGCTGAACCGTACCCTCTTGTCTTCCAGTCACACACTAGGCCATTACATAGTTCGAAGTCTATTATACCTCGAATCGGTACCCCTTCGACCACTTTTGTAAAGTCTAAGTCAGTCTTTATAGGAAAATAATCGTGGAGTTCAGCACCTGCCGTTTGCAAGTATACTTTAAGTAATCCTTGTCCAGCTCGTATAGCTTCTTCTCTATGCTCTGTATTATCGACCCCCTTGGATACTAGTTGATAGATATTTGGGGGTTTGGCTCCCGGCCCTTGACGAACAACATCTATATATGACTTCGCATAAATGTCAAAGGAAGTCCCAACCGCTGCTGGCTTCGTGCTGAGGGATCTCTTTATCTTACTCTTATACTTGCTCATCCTTTTAAGATAAAACTTATAGGGACAAGCTTCCCATTCCTTAAGGGACGAGGGAGAGAGGTAGGCAGGTAACTGTTTGACTTCAATCTCTTCCTTGTTAGGATCTTGAAAGTCAGTTATATTAAATTTTGACATGAAACATCTCACGAACTATGTCTTGGGTTTATGGCCCCAGTAGCTAAGTTTGGTATTCCACGTCATACCAATAAGGGGCACAAGTTCCTTATATTCTTCGACGAAATCATTAACTGTGTCAGTAAAGTCTATGTTACTAGGTGTAACTCCTAGGACTTCATCATGTATATTCAAGAGCTGGGCAACCGGTTCATGCACACCTATAGGCTGATAGGTATGCCATAATTTTAGTTCTAATCTTTTACAGATTCCGGCACCAGTTGACTGTACCTTATGATTCCCTGCTTGCCTCTTCACCTGAGCTTGCTGACCGAAGGCGGCACCGAATAAGGCTGATGACACAGCTTGAGCAGGAAACTGCGGCCCCTTATTCATGCGTCTCATTACTTTAGTTGGAAGAGTTCGCCAAGCCTTCGGCACTCCGATAGCCAAATTATGTAGTTCCCTGATAACTTCATATTCTAGATCGAAGTGTCTCTTAAAGCCAAGTAGCGATTCAACATGAAGCTTAGGTTGCCTCCACTGGATAGGACCAGAGCCTACTTGATACAAGGCTTCATAATCTTGTGCCATCTGCATCTGCTCACGTCCAACTCCTGGATACCTTTTCCTGTAGTTATCGAGTCCTAACTGCATCTGCTCGACTGTGTTACCTGTTATGAAAGAGAGCTTCTTCGCCTCAGCTCCATACATAGAAGCAAAGAATACGTTCTTTCCCGTTGTATATAAGTCCTTAACAACACCGTCACCATCACAGTAGGGACATATGATTTCTGTGTCTTCGACTGAATGCTCCCCCTTTGAATACTTATTTACCAGTGAAACTGTCTCTTCATCATTTAGCGGTACCTGTCCTTGACCTGAGCATACGCCGCAGACTCCCTTATCCGTCAAGAGAATGGTATCATAATCTTCTTCAAAAACTTGTGCAGCCATCAGAGCATGGAGCTTCTTCCCTGACTGCAAGTCTTTCTTCATTGCCTCGTCTTTATATATAGCTTGGGCAATGCCAATCTCGAATGAATCAAAGTCACCCCCTTGTGTCTGCTCCCCCGCTTTCGCCATTGTGAATGCATCTCTGAGGTCACTATTAATTCCTTGAGGATTGATGCCATCAGTCCCGGCCATACGGTCGGATAGTGTACCCAGAACCATGAGAGAAGCGTGGAATCGCTTGCAGTTCCTGAGTTTTATAAACAACCTCGCCCTGGACCCAGCGGTTCGAGACTTTAAAATAACTCTCGCCCTTCTCCCTGCTTCATCTTCTCTCTTTGCTAGCTTCTTGAGTACACCTTTCGACGTGCTTGTCAGCATAGAGGCCTCTAGTTGTGGTAGACCTCCTTTGAGATAACGTCGGACTTGGACTGGAGAGTTTACATTAACGGGTGCCTCCTTTAAGAGTCGCGCCCCGTCAGAGATTATCTTCTCAACTTTATCATGATTGATTTCAAATCCCTTCCAACGAGCATTTGCCACTACAATGGTAAGTTCACTATTATAGCCTCCCGCAGCGGGGGCTCCTAATGCTTTATGTAGATCCCTTAAAACCTTAACATCTCGAACTGCGTAATGCCTAGCTCTTGGGTCTTCGGCCCAGAAGTCAATGTAATGGTCAGCATAGTCAATCCAGTTTCCTCCATAGGGTCTATGATTGTCTTCTCTCAAGTCAGGTAAGAGGTGGAAGTAACTTTCGGCCTTCCCGACTCCAAGTACATCTTTTGACACTGCATCAAGGGAGCGGGAAGGACGGAACTTAAGTGAGATGTTCACGAAGTCAGGATCAGGCACGGCCAGTTCTACAATCTGCCAACCGGGGGCCTTCTTCTTATATCCAGCGAACAACACGTCATCGAACTTGAGGCGGTCCCCTAGGGTACGAACCAATTCATACGCCAAGATTCTAGGTACCCGGTTGACACGAATCGGTTTTCGACTCATGAGCTTTTGGTATTTCCCTTCACAACACCAGATCATCAGGTCCAAGGCAGCTTTAGGTCTAAGAAAGTGGGTACACGGGTTCTTTCTTTCTATATTATAATATTCCATAGGGAAAGGCGGTACAGACTTATTACTAATCTGCTTCATTACATTGAACTGTTGCACGACATGGAACCAGTCAAAGGCCATATGCCAAGCACATGGTTCTTGAGTCGTAAACCATTCGAGCAGTTCCAAAGTCTCAGAGACTGGTTTTAAGAACACGTCATGCATTCTGATGGGTCCATCATCTACAGCATACTGCCATAGAAGCGACGGTCCAGTGAATCCGATTCCTTCACTATCAAGGTATAGCACTAAATCTCCTTATCTATTATTCTAAAGGTTCTCGTTTTAGTTATGCCCGTTGCTGGCGTATCAGCAATCCATTCATAGAGCTTATTACTACACCAGGCTACATGACCCGATTCCCTCGCACATTGCTGTCCGAACCCCGACTTTTTGCATAACTGAATTTCCGTAACTGAAGAAATATTAGAAAGGAGATGCTCGTCTATCCCCCACTCTCGGATTGCAGCCATTATATTCTCAGCACGTATGTCTCTTGAAGTGCTGTCCTGTAATAACACCCGAAAGATTTTCACTGGAAGTCCTCTAGTTTCATCTTAAACTTAAAGAAGGTTGCTACATCTTTACCAACCCCTTTAAGAGAGACGCCCCGATTAAAGAAGTTATGATGGAAGGTCATCCGGTTCAATGTAGTCTCTGAGTCGCGATGTGCAGTATCATCCAAGTCGGGCCGATGTATTCGGATCGGATGAAAGACTATCTTCTCATACCGCTCGTTCCACTTGGTGAGAAAAGCGTGCATCTTAACTGACTCTGACTCAGGATACATACCGTCGTCGAAGACTATGTTGTCAGCGTTGTTTCTCGCAGCCTCTTTAGCGGCGAGAGAAGTCCACACGTCAACTCCAATTATGTCATTCCCCCAGTTATGCCTGAGTGTCTTCAGCGCGTGGTCGAAGGACACACCGGGGTAAGCTTCCCCTGACCGGAATTCCGTGCTGTCGAGTTGGGTTCGGTTGCAGTCAAACATGCTGCATATGGCATTCATAGGTCTGTCAGCATATGACATCCTCTTACAGCCGGGGATAAGGCGAGTTATGGCTCTAGCAATCGAGGTCTTACCTGATCCCTTGTATCCGAATAATGAAAAAACGCGGAGCGTCGAACTCCGTCCTCCTGTATCACTCATCTTAGCTTTACATCCCACTTCTTTTTAGGGAAGTTTCTCCAGTTAGGCTCTCGAAACAGGGCACCGTATTCGAGAGAGTTTAGAACCCATATCTGAACGCCAGCGCGCTCCCATTTATTGAACCTACCCACCTGAGTAGGTTGCAACGCCCCCTTCGGGGTCTTCATCTCAATCCAGCGATAGCCATGCACTGGATGGAATGCAAAGTAATCAGGCCACCCAACTTGATGGATATTACCATGCGTCTTCTCGAAGATCCAGCCTAAACTGGTTAAGGCCGTCTTAAGTTTATTAGACAACCTGTGTTCAGCCATGTTTACAGGGTCGGGATCAGGTAGTCCCATTAGAGCATAACGATCCTCAGCAAGTCTCCGATTACTCGGTGTGACATGGAGAAACCAGTTAGGACTACCTGACATTACTTGTTCGAACTCCTCATAGCTTTTTACCATGTAGATCGGGACACCATGCTCGCTCCAGTATCTAAATCGAGCAGCTTTTTGCCACGTCAGTCTGTCCCCACCTAGAACTTGAACCCAACGGAGTCCGAGTTCCCTGGTGTACATGAAATAGGACGGCCATCCTGACTGCCACACGTTCCCCCGACTCTTCTCGAACAGTCCACCCTCGCGCTTCACGTCACGCTGGATCTTCTTAGCAACCTTCTCGGCATCTTCGCTAATCATCCATGCTCAGGTCTTCTAACTCGTAGTTATCCATGCTCCACCTCCACTGATCATCTCTACACCAGCGAACCTTGCACACCTCATGAAGCCCAGCATTTTTAATACCTAATTGATCCAGCACTGATAAGGTATGCTCTAAACAGAAATTTAACGTAGGGGATCTAGTTATACCACTGCAATCAGTAGCGGCACAGACAGTTGATTGCTTGTAATTGGATACTTCTTTCTTTACGCAGTGATTGCACAATTTAATAAACAAAGACACAGGTTTACTGCTACAGTTCTTATTAGCGCACTTCAGCCCTAGGGTGTCTATAATGGTATGCTGCCTTCTTCTGAAGGTTGTGTCTTCTCTTTGGCTTTGTATGCTACCCATCATCTCCTCGCCTTCGGACGCTTAGCCCATGTCTCTTTAAGCTGTACCTTAAGTACTTTGATTTCTTTTTGCTCAGGAGATAGTCCCTTTCGAGGCCGGTCACGAACGACATGCCAGTCTTCAATCCTCTGATATCCTAGAGTCAGTTCCCTGAGTCGTTCCATCAGAGGTCGCATGTTTTGCAGTAGGAACTCCGTTTGATGTATCCATGCTTCATCAGCTGACGCCTTGGGATAGCCCTCCCAGCCCCTTACAAATTTCTTCCATTCTAAGAAGTCTTCACAGAATCCATGATAACGATTCCAGAATGCAAAGGAGAAGGCTCTCCCCGCTCGATGGTATTCCCTAGGGGCTTTTGGCAAGTCCCAGTCAAAGTCTGTAGTGGACATTAAAGACTCCTTTTTAGATATTTACTAAAAAACTTTGAAACGACCGGACCTATTGCATCAGTCATACCTAAAGTGTAAGGTAAGATTTGGACTAAATCATAGAGCAAGTCTTGACTATTTGCGCGGATGAGTTGCCTCATAATGGCTACTGCCATGTCAGGATCAAACTCAGCCGGGAGTGGTATCTCCCCATCGCACTCGTATCTCATATACTCGTCATAGTAGGTCTTATTCCAAGGGAACAAGACCTTGTACTCGACACCTCTCAGGAACATGTCAGGCACTGTTACATCTATGGCATCCCAAGAGTCCCTCGATTCACAAGCATTAGGGAAGAGTCTATGTCGCAATGAAGCCATGCAGAGCATCTCAAACTCCTTATCAGCCCCACTTCTGAATGTACTGGGCTTATCCCCCACAAACACCTCTTCGAACTCATGAAGTATATACTTTGTGAACCCACGGGGTCCATTCAGCAAACAACCAAAGAAAGCGACAAGTACGCTATGCTTCAGAACGTTATATTCATTACCATTATAACTGCCTTGCCCCCTGAATCTATTAGTGTTTTTCATACCATATAAACATTCATAGAAGCTAGGGAAGGAACCATTGACGGGGCCTATCAATCTTCCCTTGCAGCTAAAGATTACGTGCCTCATACTACTACACCATTCTGCCACTCAATAGGTAAAGCTGCAAGGACTCGGCACGGAGGCGCAAGCTTCCGATCCCTACTTTTCCATAAAGAGATAAGCTTCTTAAAGTTTTTTCTTAAACTCGGTAAAGTCCGGTCATTTAGATTCCAAAGTGTCTCGAAAGTCTCCCACATTTCATTATATTCAGAGAGTTCAGAGGAGATCTCTTCTATTGCATGTATAAACTGATCAGACCATGACATGGCTCGGTCGAATGGTGGAATAATACGTGACGTCTCAAGTTTCACTTTACCATTATACTGACGTTCATGATCGTTGAGCGAGCCTCTGAGTGACCACCATGGGTAGCCATAAAACTTCCAGTCATAATCATAATCAATCCCTAGTATATTCTCGATGTCAAATCCAAAAGCAGAAAGATCGTCTAAGGCATTAAAGAGTCTATACCTCATCATAATAACTTGCCGTCTCCGATCCGACCAGTCCCGGATGTAAGAAGTCTGTAAAGTCTTTTGCACTGAAAATAAACTCATCTGCAACACTCCTTAATCTGCTCAAGAGTTAGAGTCTCAGTGTTCTCACGATTCTCTAATACTTCAATCTTAAGCTTGTCAGGCCCGAGACATGGGAAGTCAACTATTGTCACGGCTCCGTCGTCCATTCCAATTCTGTGGATTCTGCCTATTGCCTGAGCTCGCCAGTCCCATCTTGAACTATTACTGTAGAAAGCGATGTACTTGGACTTTTGTAAGTTTAAGCCAAAGCCCATAGACTTAGGATGTCCAAGGAAGACAATCTTATCCTCCAAGCACTGCTCCCGGAACGCATTACCGTCTCCGACTTCCTCAAATCCGTGGGGCAGGTTGTAGCCACGTAGACCCCGACCATCGAGTGCTATCACGCCCCAGCCGAGACTAAGGTGGGCGGCAATTAGCATGTCCACACTCGCCTTATAGGTAGTACATGAGACTAGACGAGTTTGGCCTGCCTCAGCGATCTCTTCTAGAAACCTCTTATACTCATCTAGTTTAGGATTATGTTCGAGGAGTATGGCTCGCTTATCCCCCGTATCCTTAACCGTGTCACTGAGTTCTGTGTCGTCCCATTCTGGAAGATACTGGAAACCATCAGAATATTGCGCGAGCTTCTCCAAGACCTCGAGCTTCGTAGCGCATTGATCTAATACAAAACCAGCACCACGAATCATTTCATCAGTAGGTTCAACGTTGCGTTGAATATAGAGTCTCTCAGGCAGATCAACACAATGCTCCTTCTTACGAACAATAACATAAGGAGCAAGTCGATTCGGTAAAATACTGACTTCATCCTTTTCTTGCTCAGAAGGTGAGTATTGATGACATGAATAATGCTTTCTATGAAGTTTACTACAAGTTTTACATAAAACCTTTGGATAATATGCACAAGCATCTTGCGCTCCTTCCCAGTAGGCTAGATTCACCGAACCATCTGCATTGAAGGGACTAAGACTCATCACATTAGAATCATGCTCGGATTTAGGCTTCTGGCATTCTGCGCAAACTCCATCTTTGAAGGTCATTCTTTTAGGGAAGTTCCCTCCGGTGGGCTTCTCTATGGACTCATAGACAGCAATTCTATTGCCGAACTTATTAGGAGTGCGTTCTCGAATAGCTCCAGGACAGACTATTTCCATAGGCCTCCACCAGTCTTCATGATCTTTAGGAGCTACGGAACCGGATAACCCTAGCACGAAAGCCTGCCATTCCCAGAAGAGCTGCATACGGCATGTTAAGCTTGAGACAGCGCGGGTGCGCTTAGAGTTACCCCGGAATTCAGATATCTCATCAACGACTAGGCATTGAGGAGGTAAGGTCACAGAATCAACTGCCTTCTTGATTGACTGAATCGAGTTTGTGATGATCAAGGGGTGAATCTTCGAGTCCCATTTCCTTATCTCTGCTTCCCAAGTCCTTATAAGGTTCTTAGGACATATGACCCACAGTAACTTCTCATCAGAGTCAAAGAATGGAGCTTTATGATCTCGACATAAAGACTTGACGTACTCCATCAGCTCGATTCCCACGCGAGTTTTTCCAGTGCCCATATCATATGCTCCCATCATCGTCCTCTTAGCGACGGACGCCTGATAAAGCTCTAATTGATGCTGGTATAGGGGAAGTTCACGCTTGATGAGTGGCTGTATAGTCTTATCAATAGGACCATAATATCTAGCTCTCAGTGGACCATTCATAAGGAAGTGCAGAGAAAATACGGTACGGGCACTAAACTCAGCGCTCCATTCCTTATCTTCAAAGAAGTTCCATCGTGTTCCAGCTAGGGAATCCTTAAACTCCTGCTGGAGTTTTCTATTAAACCCTGTATGTAATATGACTCGATTATCACGAACTTCAAATCGAGTATGACACCATCTTTCGCCGTCCCATAGGTCAGCGCTTTTAGGTATTAATCTCCCCATAGTTTCCCTCCAAACTGCTCGGGGTTAATATTTCCCTCATCAAGTGAGGTCTTCCGGTGAATGACCGGGAACCCGCGATTCACATACTTCACCTCCTTAGCATCATGCCATTAGGTAACTCGAATTGCGTTTTTTTGAAAGGTGGGACAGCTAAAAGGTGGTAAAAACTGCCCCGATTGGTGACATTACACAAACACCCCGACCGGGGATTAACCAGTCGGAGCAGGTGAGACTCAACGAGCAGCACCTGGAGGGGGCGCTGCACTAGAAGCAGACGGGGTGACCCCAGCTGCTTTCGTCGAATCTGGATCAAGGAACTTCTCTACATTCTTCTTAGCCTGCTCACCGGAAGGCATCGCAAGTTGAGAAGAAGCAGTCTCAGGGGTAAGCACTACGCCGTCTGCCCCTTTAAGGGGACGAGCGCGGGGAACATACCATTCATTGCCTTTATGCTTTACATACTTACTGTAAAGCTCGAGAGGGTAACCTGTTTCAAAGTCTCCCAGATTATTCAAAGCCGACTTAGTTAAGTGTAGTAAAGCAAAGCCCTTATACTCAGGGAACCAGCACAGAAACTCTGGTCCTGCTGCCTTCTCTTTACCTTTGAAGTTCATATACTCGACAAAGCGCGGATCTTTAGAATCATAAAAGGCTTCCTTGAACTCGTTATTCTCAAATCTGATCGCCTTTGGACGTGCAACCAGCAGGAGAACTTGAATTCCAGACTCTAGGTACTGACCATCCCAGATGAACTTGCCAGCTTTTGCCTGTGGATCGGCGTCATGAGCCTTAACCTCACGAGAGCCACCTTGAAGTAAGCGTACTGAGGAAACAAAGCCTTTCTCTTTACCTATTCTTTCAAGTAACTCTTGAGAAGCTTGATCAGTAGCGCCGGAAGGAGATCGTTTAACATAATCAGTTAACGAGAAGTCGCCCGCTTTCACGGGTAGGTTTTCAGTCATGGTGGATTTTTCCTTTAGTTTGATACTTGATATGTAAATAGGCCAGACCCGACTCTGGCTGTCATAAGTTTATTGTAAAACCCCGGTCGGGCGGAGTTATGATTCAGTCAGATGCTGGACTGGACAGATCGAGAGATCCAGAACGGACCTGAATGGCGAACTGTTTACAGCTCTCAATGATACCATCAAGACCATCACGCTCGATTGTTTCAAGATACTGGATGACTTCCTCAAAAGACTTAGCAGCAACCTCTTTAGGAACAGTGATCCCGAAGTTCTTGACGGCTCGAACCGTATTCTTAACAAGAGAGCGCTCAGTCTTTTGACCAGCCGCTGATTCGTGCTTGGCTTTAGCAGCTTGAAGGGTAGCGGGATCTTGCTGAACTACCCATGCGAGGGTTTCCTTATTAAGACCCAGCTTCTGAATTTCACTATCATCCTGGAACACTTCGATGAGATACGCAGCCTTTCGGACGTAAGGTGAAGGAGGGACAAACTCGCCAGTCTTAACTGCACCGGAAGCCTCAGCCTTCTTCGCCTTCTTTGCGTCATTACAGGCTTGGGCAAAGTCAGAAGTCGTCATGGACTTAGCCTTCTCGACCCAAGTTTCGTCGAGAATGTCAAGAGGCAGGTTTGCAAGCTGCATGGCATTCAGCCCGTTGATTTGCCCGTCCATGACTGGACCACGAGCAAAGTCGGGGAGTCGGTTGATCTTCAGGAGGCGGGAGAGCTTGCCCTTATTAATGTGCAGTTTCTTTGCGAGCTTGTGTTGCGTCCAGTGAGGATTTTGACCGAGTATACGACCACACTGATCTGCCAGATCACCAGCTGATGTATCGACACGGTTCATGTTGTGCTGGACCTGGGACATGAGACGATCATTCAAGCTGATCTGACCGACATACTGACAACGTACCCAGCCGATATCTGGAATGTTAATCTGATCTGCTGTGGTCTTCCCATCTTTGACTTCCTGCTGGAAGATCTTGAAAGCTGCCTTGCGGTGACCGCCATCAACAACTTGTACCGGAGTCGTAGTTCCGATCTTCCCAGCGAGGGGGCCTTCTTCAATCAGAAAGAAGACTGGTGACTCTGCATCGCCTTCGCCGCCTTCATAAAGAGACGTAGTGATAGACTCCTTTTGACCCTCAGCTCTCATTGATTCAAGAACTTGATCCTTAAATTCATCACTGTTTACATCGGGCTCACGAAGAGAGACTTTTGAGGTGTAGAGTTGCTTTAGAGGAACGTAACATTCGATAGGTTTTGAAGTGGATGCCTGTTCTGCGACTGGCACCGTCTGAGTCTGTAGTTGATTCATTAGTTGGATCTCCTAAAAAGTTTTTGGTAAGGAATATGCTTCATATGTGCATTTTACCGGGCACTGTGCATCATGTCAAGATAGAAAATAAAAGAAATCTTTGGCATGATTTTTGCGTCTTCCTTATTAATGACGTGTCCTGGATCAAGACCACCGAGAAAAAAGGAAACTGTTGATGACCGTACGATAATATATCACAAGTTCTTGTTCCGTAGGAATTTCATTGAACTCATATAGATATTTGATGCTAGTTGTTAAATGGACTCTAATCTCATCAGGTTTTCTAGAAAACTCTCTGGCAACCCCTGTAATGTCTCTTCTATTGCGTATCCTAAGAGGGGAGCCGAAAGGAGCAAGAAGGTGTGAAGGGTCGTTTTCACTCATAACTAACGGGAGGCATCTACTGTGAACACATTCGAGTGCGCTCTCAAGAGAATCTACTAAGCCAGTTCGAGCCGTCCAATACTCTTTACATATCGTCAAGTCTTGCAGTCTATCCTCGGAAGGTGTCCCCTTCACACGAGCTGATTCGAAGTGCGTCATCATAGGATGGAATGTAAGAGTTGACTCTACCGGGCACGGATAATTATAGGACTCGTCAAAAGTAATACCTAATACCCGGCACTTCCTGAATTTTAGATAATAGTAGCGGTCCCTAATAACGTTTCGGGGCGGGTTGCCTAAAATGATAACCTTGTGTCCAGGCTTGAAGTCAGGAATTAGTCTTTTCCGATTTAGATAATGATATGTATATTTATATCTGAGTCCATGTTCATTCTTAAACTCTGACCAGAACCGATATAGGGCACGATGATCTCGTCTAGGAGACTCAGGTGATGATGCTATTATAACATAGACTGGGATCTTATTCAGTTTTTTCATATTAAACATCTACCTAACTAGGACTACTACCCAGTTGCCTAAAGATACCTAGTTGCCTAAGTAGAGGAAGGGAATCCCATTCATTATAAGTATAGACCATGCTCTGCATCTTGTCAAGTAGTTACCACGGATTTTTAATAATTCTTTTCACAGCCCGGACCCGCAACTGAAGGGTAGCTGTGAGCTTAAATATACAGACATCCGTGCGAGTCTTGTGTGGTGCTTAATGGGAGCAGACTCTCACGTTCTCTTTATTCTTATTTATTCTCTACTTTTTAAGACTATATGTATAATAGAGAATACTCTAATATACTCGCAGTTAGAAAAGAATTATTAAAAATCCGTGGTAACTACTTGACAAGATGCAGGGCATGGTCTATACTGTACCTATGAGGGGAAATTACACAATGCGAGAAATCCGTTGTATGCCAGTCGAGGCGGAGCTGCTACAGTGTTGGGTCCAGTCTAAGTTCGATGTCCCGTATATTGTAGCAGTGAATGTGGTAAGTATAGAACCGAGCGAACTGAACTATCTCTTAGCCATACTAGCTCGTATGAGATACAGCTATGATGTGTCAGCTGCCGCTTTATGTAGTTGGCTACTTATCCCACAAAGAAACAAACGGCAAACTATGAAATTACACCGTAGACTTAGAGGCCCCCGATTCAGGTTTAATATAAAACTCTTTGTAGGAGGTCAATTAGATGAAAGTACGGAGAAAGAATCAAAGCGGTCGCTCGAAGATGAACACGAAAGAAGGCTCACGCCCCTTCATGATTCATCATCAGAACTATCGTGTGACCATTTCCCGGCGCTTGAGGAGGTCATCATGGGACTGGAAGATAGAAGAACGTCAAAAGCTGGGTCTGTGGGTCACACAAGAAAAAGGAAAAGGAAGCAGTCGCCAGGACGGAAAAGCAAGGGCCGTCAGAGCTCTCAAAGTCATAATCGAGAACATGAGAGAGGAGATAAGAGGTATCCTTCAGATCGAGCTCCCAGATACGGATATGGAACATGAGGGTACTAATATCTTGTGAGCATTCTGGTGTAGTCAGGGATAAATTCATAGAAGCAGGGTACCATGCTACCTCTTGTGACATTCTTCCAACTGAAAGTCCTGGCCCTCACTATCTTGGGGATGTTCGAGACATACTGGATGAAGGATGGGACATGATGATAGCCTTCCCGCCCTGTACGCATCTGTGTGGCTCAGGTGCAAGATGGTGGCCGTACAAAGTCAAGGAGCAAGAAGAAGCCCTTGACTTCATAAGTCTACTTCTCGATGCTCCTATCCCGAAAGTTGCTTTAGAAAATCCGGTTGGGGTGATCTCTTCACGGGTGAGAGAGCCGGATCAGATAATACAGCCGTACCAGTTTGGGCACAATGCTTCAAAGAGAACCTGTTTATGGCTCAAGAACCTCCCGCTCTTGATCCCTACTAAACTCGTAGCGGGAAAGTTTGTTAATGGTAATATGAGGTGGGCAAATCAGTCTAAGAGTGGGCAGAATAATGAACCCGGCTCTTGGGGGCAGGGTAAGAGACGTTCTAGAACCTACTCAGGAATCGCAGATGCCTTCGTCAGTCAGTGGGGAGAACATGAATCATTCTAAGGGATTCGCTAAGTTTATGGAGATCGAAACTTGTGACTGGATTAAAGACATGAGTGATATTGAGATCGTTAAAGAGCTTAAAGAAATATTAGAGGGTGGAGATCCTCTAGCTAATGAATGGATATACTTTATGACTGCATTCGTCAAGGCTGAAGAGAGACTTAGAGCTACGAAAGATGAAAATAAACCTTTCCTCGGACTCATACGGGGTATTTTAGAACTGGGATTAACCCACGTTAGTTAGGAACATCATGACTAGGAGAAAGAAGAAGCCTAGAATATGTGATCAGTGCGATGTCGCTTGCGAGACTACGAGGTATCGTGAAGCTCCCCATGCAAGATTATTATGTGAAATGTGCTTTGATGGACAAAAGAAGCTGATAACTCAAAAGGCTTCTGTGTTCACTGAGCGTCAGCCAGATCCGAGGGCGAGATGAGTCAACAATCCAGTAGAAACTTATATCGTACTTACATGAGATTCGATGGTCGCCGGGGGCAGTTTCATTACATGGCATTAAAGCCTGAGTATGTTGAGACATTTAAGGAGTTTGTCGGTCCCGGCAGTAAGTTTTATAAAAAACTAGAGTCTCAAGGATTCAATATGCAGAGCCTCTCAGTTGAAATCAGAAGGCCTTCTTCAGAAACTCTTCCAAAGGATTAAATATTGTGGAGATTGAATTCATATCTTTCCAGCATGATGATTACTGCTCACCCGCTTTCTACACTAATAGGCAGGGTAAACTCATCTGTGGTTGCGAATGGCGACTCTTACGGAATATTAGGATTAAAGGTGAAAATTATCCTTTTATAGCTCGTGTAGAACTAGACGGCTACCGCATTTCAACAGTTTGGAGCGGGGCTATTGAGCATCCATTTGAAACCCTCGCTACTCACTCAGATGGATACGAGTATCAAGCTAATTATATGACAGAGGTTGAAGCTCGCGCGGGCCACAGGTCTTTCATCAACTCGATCATGTCAGGAGAACGAAAATGATTCACAATAAAAGAAGCTTCAATGTTTCAGAATGCATAAGCCTAGAAGAGGTTTCAGAAGCCCTCTTTGATTATACAAATGTATCTTGTCAGGCTTTCAAGTGGGAGAGCTTGACACTATTCAATGATTCTTTTGGCGTGAATGGTGCCCAAGAATACGCGGTGTATAAAGCTGGTGTTCAACTCGAGTCCTTGACCGTTTCATGGATGGAAAGCAGTGAGAGCCTTGCGAAGACCTTGAAGAAGCTAAACGAAAACGGCTCTGACATTGTTATGAGTCGGCAGATGCCTAACATTTGCAAAGCAAAGGAGCACAGGTGCCAACTTTGTGCATGATCAGTCACTGAAAACGCTTGACGAATTTGATAGTAGACTAATGAAATAGGAGAATAAAGATGGCCGTCACTAGGCTGCAAGCGATTCGCAACTTCCTGACCACACAGGACTGTAAAAATCCTCTGTGGAGCGAAGAGCTAGAAACTCAGGTTAATGTAGGAGAACATGAAGGGGAGCTTGTCCGTGAGGGCAAGCGCCGAACTGTGATTTACGAGGGGGAGAATGGGCAGAAGTGGTATCACTTTCGTATCCCTTTTAATGCCAAGTCAGATGATCACAGTTATAAAGATCCTGTGATGAGTTATGATCTAGCTGCGTATGCAGATCGTATTGGATCTACAGGTTGGAATTGGAAGAAGAACACTTCTGAATGGCTGGCTTATGACTTTGACTCTATTGCTAACCATACTAAGGGGCTCTCTGCTGATGACCTCAAGGAAACACTTCGTAAACTAAAGGAAATTCCTTGGGTAGAGATTAGAAAGTCAAAGTCTGGGAATGGCTTTCACGTCTTTGTAGTTATCCATCCTGACATCCGACCGGTAGTTAATAATCATAGTCAACACGCGGCTCTGGCTAAGGCTGTATTACATTCCATGTCTGGTCTAACTGGATTTAAGTTTGAAGATTCAGTTGACTGTGTGGGTTCGAATGTTTGGCTTTGGAGTCGGGATTCAAACATCTCAAACGGGGCCTTTGAGCTTGTTAAGAAAGGGGAGATGCTCACACAATTACCGGCTAATTGGGAGTTTCATCTAGAAACTGTCAAGAGTCGCACTAATAAACGTTCGGCTTTTGTAGAGATGTTTAAGGAAATTGACGGAGTTGCTGACTCTGATGTCCAGTCGTTCATTGATTTGAATGCAAAGACGCACTTTGTATCACTAGATGATCGACACAGGAAGTTAGTTAAATACGTCACAGAGAATAAGCTTGGATGGTGGGATCAGAATCATAACTGTCTAGTCACACATACAACGGTACTTTCGACTGCCCATGACGTGATGCAGCTTCGTGGTATGTTTCGTACCGCAGCAGCAGGTCGGATCGAAGGGGACCATAACTGCTTTTGTTTTCCAAACCGAGAGGGCTGGACCGTTCGACGATATACTAAAAACGTTGATGAACACACTTACTGGACGACGGATAGCTCAGGTTGGAAGAAGTGTGTTTTCGACTCTGACCCAGACCTAGAAACAGTTATTAGAACTTATAATGGAGTCCTTGGATCTAAAGGTGACTACGAGTTTGAGTCCGGTGATGATCTTGCGAAGGCTCTTAAAACTCTAGGATTCAGTCTAACTGTTGATGTCGGTGTCGCTAGGAGATCAGCCTCCTTATTCGTTAAAAAAGATATGCTCATCGTTAAGATTGCTTATCAGACAACTGATCCGACATCCTCAGATGATATGAAAGGCTGGAGGAAGGAGCCGAGTGCAAAGCCTAAGAACTGGGTACGTGTCTTTAAGTTCAGGGAAAAACAGAAGTATGAACAAGATAACTGTGACCACATAGTTCGAGGAGTGAAGAATGAGCACAACTTCGAGGGCTTCTTCCTTCGGACTGTTAATGGAGAATGGCTCTCTCAGCCTAAGTCTAATCTGGCAGATGGGATTCAGCATTATGGATATAATGTAACTGAATCTAAAGCAATGATAGGAGCAGCGACCGTAGACCCATGGCAAATCGTGTCAGAGCCCTTTCAGCCTGAATATTTGGGAGATAGACAATGGAATCTTAAGGCCGCTCAACTCGCCTGTGAGCCGATAGAAGGTGAGCATCCTACGTGGGATAAGATTATGACCCACGCGGGAGAAGGTATGAATGACGCAGTTGAGGATAATGCTTGGTGCAAACAGAATGGAGTTAAGGATGGCGCAGATTATCTCCGTCTATGGCTGGCCTATATGTTCCAACGCCCGAAGATGAGTTTACCTTACCTATCCTTCTACTCTAAGTCAGAAAACACGGGTAAGTCCTCAATTCACGAGTCCCTGAGTACTTTATTCGTCATGGAACGAGGTTATCAGCGCTGCGAGACGTGTATAAAGTCAGATGGAATGTTTAACGGTGAGCTTCTCGGTACAGTTTTAGGTGTCATTGAAGAAATCGACTTAAATCAACGTAAGTATTCTGATAAAATAAAGGACTGGGTGACTTCCCGTTATCTAAGTATCCATCCTAAAGGTGGAACACCTTTCATGGTTGAGAACACAACGCACTGGATGCAGTTCTCTAATAATCCTGACTATACACCTATGTTTGATGGTGATACTCGGATTGTTCTTATCGGTGTGTCAGAGTTCGGTGACGGTGAAGAGATTGATCGTCATATACTTGACCAGCGTGTTCAGACTGAGAACCCCGCTTTTATATACACACTTCTGAACTATGCCTTGCCCGAACCGACTGGTAGACTACAAATTCCTGTAGTTATGACTAGTGATAAGATGTCAACGATGGAGTCTAAGATGACTGCGTTCGACACCTTCTTGAAAGATCGTGTACATCTGATTAATGGGCAGCTGTTGAATGTATCAGAGTTATATCTTGCGGCTCGGAACTGGATCACTAAGGAGTATGGCTCTCAGATTGCTGACGAATGGTCAGATAGGAAGATGGCTATGTCTGTACCTAGGAGCTGGCCGAAGGGGATGTATGGTAAAGATAGGAAAACCTTTTTTGGAAACAGGACTCTAGATCCTGATGCTGAGACTGGATCTAAGTTTATTATGAAACCTGGTGGAAGAGAGCTTTACAGGCTCCAGATCTGAGGGAACTAACATGGAAATATTTGATGCATCAAGGTTTACGAATAAATTTTCACTAGGACAAGCATTCGCTATGTGTCATGGCTCAGAGATTTCGTACAAAGATCCTGAACTCTATGTAAATCATGCTAAGGATCTTTGGGGATTCAAGAGTGTAGTCCCTTATGATACGGACGGGACGCAAGCTCTTCTATGTTCCAAGCAGGGGCTAAACTGTCTATTCTTTCGGGGTACAGACTTTCAAAGCTTGGATGATATTAAGACCGATATACAAGCTTATCAAGTGTCCCCTAAAGAAATGACTGGAGAAGTTCATGGTGGATTCTATAATGCGTTTCGTAAACTATGGTGGCGAATTCAAGGGGACTTGAAGTGCGCTAAGCAAAACTCTCCAGGTTCTCGACTATATATTGCGGGTCATTCTCTCGGTGGCGCTTTAGCAACTCTATGTGCAGCGATGCTCGCAAAAGAAGGTCAAAGGGTCGATGGCTTGTATACCTTCGGATGTCCACGGGTCGGAGACTCGGATTTCGTTCAGTGGCTTGGAGGGTTGCTTAAAGGTCGGCATTACCGTGTGGTGAACAACTGCGATATCGTGACAAGATGGCCTAAAAGAATGATGGGGTACTCGCATGGTGGTGAATTCCATTACCTCAGTGACTCCGGTCAACATTATATGGACCCCAGTAAGTGGTGGGTCTTTGCAGATCAGTCGGTTGCAAGATTTATGGATATAGGAACCCTCGGCCTCGAAGATATTAAAGATCATAAACTCCGCGGCTCGGGTTCAGACCTAGGGTACTTGGACATACTGGAGAGATTAGAGTATAATGCTAAAAGATGAACAGTGTATTTATGCGATCATGGACTTTGAGACAAATCGACTTCCCACAGTCGGGAAAGACTACAAGGATAGGGCGCTCCCTATTGAAGTCGGAGTTGTTCTAGTAAACTCTGATCTTGAAGTGCTAGGAGTGTATGAATCTTTGATAACACACTCGAATTTTTCGAGTCAGGAACAATGGCATGACAACGAGAAGTCGGCCTTTGATATACACAGGATTCCTCTAGAGTTAATCAAGAATCAAGGAGAGTTTCCAAATAAGGTGACAGATCATATAGACGATCTTGTCGCATATCATATGAATAGTAATTCACTAGTTAATAAATGCGTCATGATTTCAGATAACGTCTTCTTCGACTTCTATATGATGCAGCTTCTATGGGGAGAGAGAAAGCACCCGTTTCACTATGCCCCTATGTGTATGCGAATGGTTCGTCAGTTAACAGGTAGTCATCAGGACAAAGCACACCGGGCATTACCAGATGCTATGCGTATATACAGGGAGCTATTAATTTCACTTGAGAGGTTATCATCATGAACGAGAATAAGGGTATGTTTAAGGACCAAGTTGAAGTTAGTACACGCCGAGAAGGGGTCTATTGGACCCCTCTCGACTGGGTTGCTGAGATGCACAACTTCATGGATGGATTGTACGGAAGTGAGTGGGCTGATGAAACCTTAATTTGGGATCCTTGCTGTGGCGGTGGCAATCTCACACGCGGTCTAAATCCTGCTTATATGATTCAGACTACACTCGGGCAAAAGGATATTAATTCGTTAGGGGGAGAATTACAAGGAGAATTCAGAGTTAGACAAGAATATGACTTCTTAAATGACCTGATAATCCCTGCTCATATTGATAAGATGCTAAAGAGAGCTTCTGCTAATAAGATTCCGGTATTATTCTTAATGAACCCTCCATACGTGACGCCTGGAAAAACAGCTGTGCGACTAGATACTTCTAAGAAGGGGGCCACTGACACACTAGTTAAAGGATTCATGGGAGGTATATATGGATGTGATCAAATGTTCTTACAGTTCTTATGGAGAGCTTTAATTATATGCCGTGAGTATAAGCTACAGTATCGCATCGGTTTATTCTCAGCCACTACTTACCTTCTTAGAAACTCGTTCGATGCTTTGAGAGATATTCTATTCACTAACGTAAAGTTCCGCGACGGGTTTGTTTTTCCATCTAATCATTTTGAGGCAATAACGACTAAGTGGATGGTCCTGTTTGCAGTTTATGAGAGAAACTCTAAAACCCCCTCACCTATTGAGTTCAACTGGCATGTTAAAGATAGAAATAGAGACGGTAAGATAGAGACGATTCAGAAACGTAAGTACTACCGCCTTGATAAGAATAAATCTATGATTAACTGGATTAAAGCTGTGAGTCGCGGTGCCTCGTCAGGGGATAATGTCCCTTGTATGACGACTGGAATAAGGACGAAGCCAAGGGTATCTAAACTTCCGAAAGACGCCTTCGGATTCTTTACCTTTAATAATATGTATTTGCAGGAACGGGATAACACCTACTTCACGTCAAGCGCCAGTGCCGCGAATCGTGGGGTGGCGATTCTCCCCAGTAATTTCTGGAGATTCATAGCTGGATTCTCTGTTATGAGACTTCTGAATAAGAATTGGGCAACTGAGAAGGATGAAATCCATATTCCTAATACTCATGATCGTATGTATCGCGAATGGTGTTATAATGCCCTAGTTTATATGCTGTTTAATAAGCAAAATAATTCATCAGGTAATACTGTTGACTGGGAAGGTGAGATCTGGCGACTCCATAATCACATGTTCTGGATGGAGAAGTCTCATGTGAAATCCATGTGGCCTGACCTCGACTTCGATGAACCTAAGTATAATCACAAAGTTAATCGTCCTTATTATCAAGAAAACTCTGTGCCATGGACTGTATTAAAGCTCGCGGAAGCTTCGGAATCTAATATGCTATGGCCGGAATCAAAAGTTTTACTAAAAAACTTCTTAGGTCTTATGGATGGGATGTATAGAGTTCGTCTTTCTGACCATAAGATCGTACAGTGGCGACGATGGGACGCGGGTTATTTCCAGCTCAGAAGTATGTTCTACTCTTGCCCTGGATGGGATAAGATACTCATACCTTCTCGACAATCTTTACAGGCTCGGCTGATCTCCTACATAGATCGCCTCGGCTTCTTTGGGGTCTATGGCCCAGGGGTACTGAAAATTGCATACGATAGACTTTCCGTTGAGCCAGTTGGGAGATGAAGGACTTCCGTTCTTCAATGCCATGCTCGACTATATGCGTGCGTGTAATATACATTTCTACGTCTTGATGAGTGAGAATCCAACTGTGGTATTCAAAACTGAGATAGACAAACTTATGGCGCAATATTTATTTGCCCAAATAACTAAGGAGAAAAAATGTTCTGGCAACTGTTCCTCGACAAATTAGATAAAGGGCCGGAGGAGAAACTGACGACCCTAGAACAGCAGTCCTCTTCCCAGGGACTCAGAAGGCTTATAGGATCCCTCAGCTCTTCACCAGAGCGAGGTATCGCATTCTTTCAGAATGAACTGAGAGAATCACATGGACGATTCATGATGTGGAATGATCCAGTTAAAAGAATACATGCTCAGCAATCTCTTAATGCAGTATTCCGCGAGATTTTCAAGTCCTGGATCTCAGTTCTTGATGTCCATGACCAGGAGTTGAAGCGAGAGATTGATTCTTTGTTGACCATCAAACAGCAGGATGCCCGAAAGATGGCACTTGAAGCTGAAGCAATGGATCATGTCAGAAATACACTCGAGGAAGAACAGGCTCATAGAGCCGCATTAGCTGAAGAGGCAAAGAAGTTCAATCATGGCTAGAAATTTGTTTCTTATTCTGATGCTTTCTATGTCCGGCTGTTTTACATCTCTTGATAAAAAAGCTGAGAGAGCTACTTACGAAGCAGTATCTCCTCGATATGCTTGTTATATTGAGAATGATCGTGGTCTTATAGACTTAGAGAAACGTGTATATCTGAGAACCCTATACACATGGGGTCTTCGGCTCAAAGTCCCAGAACCTGAACTTACTTACCTTATTAAACTTATCAAGAAGTATGAAGTAGGAGGACATAATGGTAGCGGGTAATATAAAACTAGATAAGACGTGGCTTGGTAAAGGTCTGCGTAAGGATCTCGAAGGTGTTTGGCATAAGTTCTCCGAGAATGATAAACAGACACTTTATTCCATTATTAAAGATCAGCAGGACATACTGCAAGTAGGATTGACCGAAGGACCGGACTGGACTATGGAGATGAATCGAAACATTCAGGCTCAGTTCTCCAATATTTCGGCAGCAGTTCTAGAGGACGTCAAACTTGTATTCGTTAGGCGTCTTGGTGAATACACTTCTTCATTTATGATAGGTCTTGCGAAAGGTATCTTCTAACATGACAACACCAGAAATCGGCTGCTGTGTGGCGAATTTCGTCCATAGTAGTCGGGACATGGACTTCCATAAGTTCTTAAATGACAGTGGGAGTCTTGATGATAACGTACTCAAAGTGAATGAATCCTTGTCTATTACAGTTGATGATCGGGGGTTTGATCCTCATAATTCAGAGGTCAAGATCTATAGTTTTTTAATAAACTCTACAGATCAAGACTTGTGGCGTGATATCTGTCAACAATTATGTCAGTGGTCACCTGTATACTGCCCTCGTTTTAACGACGCTGATGCTGCGACATTTGAAGCTAATAAAGCCGACTTCTTAGTTAAGAAGACGACTATACCAACTTGGATTCCTAATCTTATTAATCCTGATCCTTAGATCAAGGGCCTTTATAGTCAATCATTATCGAGTGTAGCAGGTTGTTGGTGGCATTCATCTGATTCCCTGAAGTATCACGGACTCGGATTACGTCTCCCGCAACCAGCGCTACAGTTCTTATAAAGGATATAGGCGTATTGGTATTGGGAGAATTACTGAATCCCGCTACTAAGCTTGCCACAGCTGGTAGTATCCTCTCTAATGTTGGTGTAGCCCCTGCTGTGAATGCCTTCAACCCGTGGAATGCAACAGTGTACTTTCCCGAGTTGCTCACCGTTAACTCTGTGAAGTTGTTACCTAATGAGAAGCCAATATTATCAGTAACATTGTTCCATTCCATCATAGAAGTTAATCCCAAGACATTAGATCTATGCCCTCCAGCAGAGAACCTGAACCGACTCGGACTATTCAGGTCAAAGTAATTCCGAGTGACTAGATCTTGAGAAGCCGTGGGGTCAGCAGCATTTATACCCCTAAAGCCTCCATGGTCTAAGGTACCTAACATTGCACTAGGTCCACTGGTTGCGAGTAGCCCGAAGTGCGGGTCGTCGATCCGACCTATAGGAATCCATCCGATGTTAGCTTCATTCCTCCTGTATATATTTCGTGTTACTGTATCAATCCAGATTTGAAATGGGGCTGGCGAAACCGGCGCTGTTCCCGAGAATTCTCCCGTCCTCAACGCATCATCTCTGGCTTTGATCTTCGAGAGGGAATCCGAGATCGAGTCGGCTGGTGTTATGTCTTCATAAGTCATGGGCTGCTCCTTCTAAATCTGCATCAGACATGGTACTTATGACCACGCATAAAGGTATAGTAGCTGACTAACCTGCATCTACCTAGGTGTAGAGGGTCAATCTCCTTACTCTCTATATGTAGTAGCTCTTTGGCGAATAACCATCGACCGTACCACATCTCTAAGTCAAAACTAAGTCTAGAGTCGTCCATAAACGACCTGAATGCCTTGACTTGCCCTAGTAGTATATGGTTCGTTAGCTTGACTGCCAACCCATTAACCATTTTCGCTCTTATGACTCTCTTCGGCAACCTTAACCTCTAATCTATTCTTCAATGGTAAAGAAACAGTTTTCTATGCGTGGGCTTGCAAAGGGAAAGACTTCCGCAATGGTTATGAATAGTTGATATTGAATGTACCTCTCCGTGACACCAGCTAGATAATAGCCATCCTCCCACGGGGTTACGTCATTCTGAATATCCGCTATAACATTACTCCTTCTTATCTTCATTTGAACTACCATGTCTTCGTCATCAATGGTCCCGTCCCAGCTTTCTGAATCTGCTTCTATGTCAGACCACAGATAAGTCGCAGCCGTCCAGTCTTTCTCGAGTCTTCTTAGGAGTATTCTAGGATTGATACGTATGATTTTACTAACTCCTCCAGGTCTATCGAAGATTGGTGAAACTAAAGAGGCCCAACCAGGGTGAACGAATGGGAATGTATCATCAAAGATATAGCGATTCTCGAATAAACCTCCAAACGTCAGTCCATCACTCGTATAACCGGCCCAGTCATTTACTTGAGGTGAGTCAGATAAGACGATAGAACCAGCAATTTGGGTGCTGGAAACGGAGGTATCGGTTGCGACCTGACTACTATAGGCACCTGCAAAGTTCCGAGCTCGTATATGAACCCTATTCCTAACAGGTATTTCAAGGTTTGGATCATATGATTGCTCATATGACTGTTCCCCTGTTTCGATACCAAACTCTTGAAATGAGAAGGTTCCGGCAAGTACTCTTGCAATTACACGGGCACCATCCCATCCATGTCCATAACGAATTTCATAGTAGTCTACGAGAGTTTCATCAGCAACCCGCGTCCAGTCCATCTGCATATTACCAGGAGTTGGATATGTGACAACAAAGTTAGTCACCGGGTCTGGTCGATTAGATAGACCTGTATAAGTTTGTGCGACTCTATTAACCTGATTTGGATTCTTCTTATTTCCTCGAATCGAGACTGGGACGACTGCAAACTCATAAGTCGTTCCAGGATTGAGCTCTGTAAGAAGCGTATAAGACGTGCCTGGGAACCCCACGGTGCCCACTTGTTGCCAGAAGTTGAACCCCAGGACACGAAAATAAACCTCAGCTCTCGTAGGAGCTGGGGCACCATTTATGAAGTCAATTGTGGCAAATTGCCAGTTGACCTCTAGTGTACTAAATATAAACCCGTCCTGTCGGGTTCGAGAGACATTGGTTGCAGATAAAGTTATAACATCCAGCGGTGTTTTTCCTGATCTCCCTAGTCTAGAATATACAACTGGCTGCGTGACAATGGTATCATCATAGACTGCTGGTATATACTCTTCTGCCTGAACTGAAAGTTCGAAGTCAGCGGTTAGGTCGATAGACGTTACCTCGAATGGCTTCGACGGAGGTACTCCATATGCATACTGTGATGCCCGTTGTGGTATAAATGAAAACTGACCTGTGCTAATGATTGTCCCAGCAGGATATGAACCGGTCGTGGATGTGACGAGTTGTGTTTCAAGAGTATCTGTATCTATGTCTTGAATGATGACTGATTCACCTCCAATTATTATCAGATCTCGATCAAAGATTAGATCCGTACGGGAAGCGACATTCACACCGTCAGAGATTATTCTCCCGCTCTGACCATATCCCGGTGAGTCATGTGAGAACTCAAACACATCTCCAGGTAGGAGAGAGAATCCATCTAGTGACATTTCAAAACTAATGGATATCTTAACTAGATTAGACCTACGGAGTTCAAGATTAACCTCTCTAAGAGCTTGCTTCTTCTCCGTTATTCCGACCCTTTCGATATTAAGTTCTCTATACCTCGAAGGGGACTTAGGTGCACTATTAGCAGCCCTTGCAGTTTCTTCTTCAAAATCTCGATTCTCATCATCAAACCTTAAGGTAACTGCGTCATAAGTTTCAGCTCTTGACCGAAATCCAATTTTGAGAGTTCCGTCCTTGATGACCCCTTGACCAACTAGGGATATGGGATTACGAAGTCTGTCAATAACAATAGAGACTACGCCATTAGAAAATCTTGGAGCTGCTTGTCCCATAGTACATATGTCGATGAAAGTCCCATAAACTGAGTCCCCACCATTAAATGTATGATTAAATACATTTCTAGCGAGTCCATCTACAATCTCATCATTATAATTTGCCCACGTTAGGAAGCTGTCCAAGTCAATATTGGAAGTACTGAAGAAGTCTCCTAGCCCGAATATACTATTTCTAAGGATATCCAGCGCAACCCATGCAGGATTTTGGGAGAACTGATTTATAAATACCGTGCCCGTCCAAGTGTCTATCCGGCGTCCATCGCACAAGACTTCAACTGTTTTGGCAGACTCACTATTAATCTCTTGTGTCACCAGTCCTTCAAGATCAATGAGCGCTATCTTAGCATAAGCAATGGGCGTCCCGCCAAATTCATCTAAGGAATCCAGCACAGGAGAATGGAGGGAGCCGACTGCTAGTCCACTAGGTGTAGTTCCTATATGACGGAGTTCAAAATCATACTGATCCCGAACTAGCGCAACAGACCTAACAGTCGCAGTAAAGTTATCACGAGCAAGAGCTTCGATATCAAAGTCTACCCATAGTGAGAATGTCGGTGAGCCTGTTGCCTTGTAACGATACTGATAAGATGACTTGATAGTAAGAGGACCGGAAGGATGGTTGTCGAAGATGCCTCCATTGAACCTTATATTAAATTGCACGAAAGCAACTTCATTAGTCGTCGTAAAAGAGACCACTAATAAAGAAGGGAGTAAGGAGACTGAGAAAAGTTGCGTCCCTACATTCCCATGACTATTAGATAACTCGTCTTGTGTTAATGTACCGAATCTAACTGAAAGATTTAAGTCATTAAATGTATTAGAATCATTACTATCAATCTCTAGTGTGCTCAGATTGTTTCCAAAAGCATTGATGTCAGTATCCCCAAATACTTTATCACCGATCCTATGAATGGGACCGAAGCCCAACGCAACTACGAACCTGAATCTTTGCTCCCCTAGTACCTGCTTGCCTGACAGAGTTGCTTCAATAATCTGCCCACCGACCTTAACCCTCCCATAAATTAACGGTATAGGAAAGCCGGGACCAACAGTAAGGATTCGGGCAGGACTCAGTTTAGAGAGTTTCTGTGCTAGGAAATTGGCGGCCTTAGCTTGTCGGAATAGTAATAGAGAGTTAAGTCCTTTCCGTCTGGACTTTCTCCTGAATAAAGATCCTAAGATCCTCTTATATGACCCCATGCTTATACCTCAAAGATCTCCCCGGTAGGCAAGTCCGGGAACGCTCCAAATCGTTTAGGATGTTGACGTGGGAAAGCTGCAAGAACCTCTTGATCTCCCCAGTATCTACATCCGAATGTTCCATCTAATCTCTTCGTGCATGTCTGTCCAGTGTTAGGGACTCCAGCATTCACCCCACACTCGGTTCCCAAGAACTCCCAGTGGCAAAAGTCCTTGAGAAACTTTACCGCTGGGAGTTCTGTATCATCTGATACCATAATCGAAGTCTGAAGTATGATGGAAGTATCATCTGTTTCCACTTCGTCTATGATAAATGTAATATCATAGGAGTCCGTAAAAGGAGGTTCCAAATTTACGAGTCTAAGCAGAACCGTATTCCCCGTCAGTCCTTGCCCCTCAATAATATAAGGCATGAACTTCTGTAGGACATCCTGAATCGTTATAGTGACCCGTTGTATTGTCCCTTCGAGATCTGCACCAATACTAGATAAACTCATAGGGTAAGGATCATAATCATCCCCTAAAAAAGTGATACAAACATTGTTATCAGTCACGAAAAACCCAGTATCCAGTGTGGTATCCATTTGAATCTGAGCAAGCCAGACCCATGGAGCTGAGTTTGAGATCCTGTTTTTACGTGCTATAAACTCTGCGGGAAAGTTTCTCATTAACTACTCGTCGGGTGGATTAGAGGACAGATTTCAGGTATTTTTTCTAAAACTATCTCAGCGTTGTATATTTTACCGGCTGTAGGGCCTACACTAATGAGGTTGAAATTAAAATCCGCCTCCCGAAAGTTCCATCTCTCACCTCGCCAGAGGAAAGTCTCCAATGGTCCGATAGTCAGGAGGAAGAAGTCCCTTAAGAGAACGAATTCACTCTCTATTAGATTCACCCACCTTAATGAAAATGTCTCATCTGAGTCAGTTGCGCGGGACTTCGTTATGTAGTCACCTCCCTGTGACTTCATAGAGTTCCGACGATACGTACATGTCCCATCTAGGGAGAAGGAGGGTTCAACGGGTAGCGTCCCTACAGAAGCGGGTTCAACCGCTATAGGTATCTTTATCATATTATCCTAATGAACTCCTTATAGCATCTCTCGCCCCCGGTATGCGACGAGACTCATTAGCGAGAAGTTGAGAGAGCATTCCAGGACTACGTGTGAACATCTGCTGAAAACTCAGTGCATCATTTGCATTGATGGTGAGATTAACTATAGTCTGTCCTCCCCCTCCTCCATTCTGCATACTAACGGGGATACTCCGCCCATCCGGCAGGGGAACAAAAGCTTCAGGGCCAGCCTCGCCAAACAGAATCGTGGGTTCACTAGTTACCCCTCCTTTAGCCATCCTCGTAATTCCAGAACTTCTTCGTTGAAAGACACCCCCGTCTGCTGCTGCCCCTGACAGGGCACCTGCAAAGGCACCTACTCCTCCTCCTGCTCCTCCTACTCCTGCTCCTGCAAATCCAGCGGAGGCACCACCTGCAGCGCCAGCAAACGCCCCTACTCCTCCGGCAGTAAACAGATTGAGTCCAAATTGTATGGCTTTGAAGAGTAAGAGTTTTATAATCATCTTCGTTAAGTCAGCAAGAACGGACTTTGCAAAGTCTGTAAACGCTTCTTTGGCCGACTTAGTTCCAGATACTACGGCAAAGATCCCACTGACTAATTGACTCTCTAGTGTATTAGCAAGCCCATTTATAAGAGCTTTCCCCTCGACTGCAAAATCTCTGAACTTTACCCTTAAGTCCTCTAGTCCTTGTGATAATCCAAATCCGAATGTCTCTTTGCGCTTCTTATCCCCCTCACCTACACTCTCATTTAGAAAAGAGTCTGCATCCTCGGATCTTCCTGTGCTGAGACTCTTAACAAACTCATCCTTTTGCAGACCTGGTAGTCCGGTTGCACTCTTGAACTCTTCCATGCTCAGAGTGTTTACTAACCTAACAGCCTCTATTCGGAATTGTTTAGCCGATAACATATTTGAATCAAATAAGTCTCTAATAGCTATCAGCTCGGATCTGGCGCGTGGGATCTGATCCAGTACGGGCCTCAAGAATGAGATACTGTCAGTTTTAGCACCTGATTCAGTAAGTGTCTTATTAAACTTTATAATATCCGCTTCTAAAGTTCCTATTATGTTATCTCTAGTAAATACTTTCTTAACTTGTTCTGACTGCTTAGCCAAGAATTCAGTATTGAAAGCGGCAGAAGACTTCTTAAATGCTTCCCTGAATCTTAGGGGCACATCAAGTGCTACCTCGGCAAGAATCTTACCTGTGATTTCAGAAGTCTTACTCAACTGTTTCAAGAATAAACTGAGTTGAAAGCCTGTATTTCTTATTCTCTTCCTGAACAACTCAGGAGATACTGGAAGTCCACGAGAAGGACGCTTCAAGAAAGTCTCAAATTGTGCCTTGAACTCTGAAGTAAAGTCCTTGTTCGTCTCTCCTATAGTCTGCAAGAGACGGGGAAGCTGGAGACGGTCAAGTCTTGCTTTGACTTCAATCCTATTGATTAAGTCAATGATCTCTGGCAAGTTAGCGGTCTCACGATTTAAGGCTTGAGTTCCTCCTTCTTTTCTAATTTTCTCGAATATTTCACGGACCTGAGTGGGGTCTTCCAGCCGACTCTCGATGTTATCCCTAACAGCTTGAGTAAAGATTCCGCCTTTCTCAACATCTAGCTCGTTCGCAAGTGCTGAGTCAAACTTGAAGGATTTGAATTCACTCTTGAAGATGTCTTTCGCCGTGGAAGTTACGTTCTTGATATCCCTAAGAAATAATGAAGTAGCAACCCCGCGCCCTTCATCCGTGCCTACAAGTTTGCGAAAGAATAACCCCTGATCCTCCTGCTTTGAGGTTTTCTTATTAAACTTCCCTCCACCCTCTGTAACTATCCTCTCAATCTCTTTTCTGGATTCCGCCTGTCGTAATATGGAACGATTCAGGGGACCAGCTCCAAACTTACCCCCTTCAAAGAAGTCTTTTCTGATTGATGCAAAGTTGGTTCTATTCGCCTTAATACGATTTCCGACCACATCATCACTAGGTAATTCACCAAACTTCCTTAAGATTGCTTCTAGCGCCTTAAACTGCTCAACAAGTTCTGCGTACTTACTGAAGTCCCTTATGCCCCGAGGATTTACAAGTAGCTTTTCCATTAAATCAGGGATCTCTTTGAGTCTGTCCTTGATGGGTCCAAGGCCCCGGAATAGTGACTGAAAGGACTTTATGGTGAGTTCACCTCCTAATCTTATTTGCTCCTGTGCGTCTCTGAACGCCCGGTCTTCCATAAGGCGACTAAAGGCCGTGGAGAAGACCCTTCGATCTCCTGCTGTTGACTTCTCAATACCTGCGTACATCTTCTTGATAGAATCAACCATACCTGTGCCTAGTTTACTAATCCCCTCCGTGGTTTTCCCCTTAACTCCGATTAATTTATCAACAGAATCCTCAAGACTCTGAGCAATTACAAAATCTGACTGTCTCGCAAGTTCTTTCTTAGTGAACACCTTCAGACGAGTCGTAGTCCGAATCAATTCATCTTCTATGATTTGAATCTCTTTAGTAATTGCCTCTCGACTCGGGAATGCTCCCGTCGCTTCAAGAAACTCTCTTAGAGACACCTTCTTTCCGCCTGTCTTGGCGAGAACGGATTTCAACTGCTTAGCACTAAACTGACTACTGATTCCAGGTAATATACCGAGTATTTCCTGGCCCTCCATCTTAGTCTGTCCCTTTAGTAACTTCCCTACTTCTGACCCTCCCTGTAAGAGGGACATTAATCCATTCTGCTTACCTCCGACAACAAAGAGTGCAATCATTCGCCTAAATTCATTCGCGATCGAATCAAATGCTATACTTGCTCCTGCTATAAAGGGATCCCAAACTACCACGGAAGCTGTAACGAGTGAAGCAATGAATATGTCTATAAGACCTGAAAGTGTTTTTCCTATAGACGCACTCAGACCCTCAAAGGATTCTACAAGGACTCCACTTCTTGTGTCAAAGGAATTCAATACATCATCTATTAAACTATTAAGTAAGGCAGCAAGCTTCTTAAAGTCATTGAATATGACTGAAGTAAACTTTCTTATAGTCGGTCTTGCAGAAGTAAGAAACTTGTTAAACTCTTTGAGTGCCAGTAGTAGACCGGGACGAACTGTCTCTCCTATGTCTGCGAATATCTCTTGTACTAAGGAAGTAAGAACCTTAAACTGAGCATTTAGAGAATTCTCTACTATGGTCTGCGCGTTGCCAAAGCTATCAACTACGTCTAAGAGTGCGTCCCTTATAGCCTCTACGTCATTTGCTATGACCTTGCGAATACCGTTCCCTTCGATTATGGCGCGGCGTCCAACTCGGGTTAAGGTGATACCAAGCCTACGAAGAACCTCAGTCTCCACCCCGATGAAGGCAGATGCTACATCTCGAAGGTCACGATTGAAAATCACTGCGACGTTTGCAAGTTTCTTAGTCACCGCTTCTGCGGCTGGAATACCAACGGCGCGAAGTCTGACGAATGATGCAATAAACTCTTCAGTGGTTAAGGGAGATTTGACAGCCGCCTCTCTAATGGCGGAGAACTCACTCTCTGCTCTAATGGCATCCTGAGTCACGGCACGTAGTTGTTGTCTAAATGTCTCAAAGTTAGCGGTCGTTTGAATGATCGACTTGCCAAGTCTGAACAGTCCGAAGATCCCCGCGCCGACGAAAATAGAGAGTGGTAATAATAAACTTCTTAAAGAGGATCCTACAGAGAGGAAACTCCGCTTAATACCGGCAGCCGCCCGTGCCCCCTTCACTGCCATAACTTTGAAGAGACGGAGAAAATTACGAGTGAGGAATCGCAAAGTCACTGCTACGCCTATTAAGACAGTTCGAGCCCCTCTGCCAAATCTATTTATCGCAGCTCGATTTCTTTTGATAAAAGCTGGGATACTCTTAAACGCATTTTTTATACCATCTAACAACTTTGTGACACGCTGTAAATTCCGACCTCTGAATCTAGCGAACTCTTTGAGACGTCTCTCAGTTGTCCTGGCCTGAGTCTCAAGCCTTAATAATGCGGTAGAAACTTCATTTATCTCATTCGGTCTGAGAGGGGCTCGTCGGTTCCTTGTAGTTATTGATTCCGATACATCTAGTTTATTGTCCCTCGCGATGCCTCTTAGGGCGTTACTTCGACGCTCTCTGTCCTTGAACTTATCCCCTGGACTTGAGGATACCCGGTCGGCCTGTTTCAGAGTTTGTGTGAGCCTCCTGGTCCTCCTCTCTGCCTTCTTTATAGAAAATATAAGATCCTCAGTATTCCCTTCAATCTGTTTTTTAATCTCAGAGGAAGCTTCCTTGAAGAATTTGGCGGTACTCTTTCGTGCCTCTTTTCCGAATGTCTTAATCTTAGCCAGACCCCTCTTTAATGCTGAGTCTTTAATGAGTCCTGGACCCTGGAGTCGGCTGGTCTTCTTCTTATTTATGTCCTGGAGAGCTTGCTTCATCTCCTTCAGACCATTGATCATAAACTTGACTTGCGTACGGGCTCTCCTGAGATTGCCCGTAAACTCATCAAGTAATTTTAGTTTGATCTTAACGTCGCCGCGAGCCATGTTATTACTTCCCTGTTCTGTGTGCTTGCTTACTCTTCGTCTTCATACGGTCCAGACTATCTTGTTCTAACTCCCCGAGTATACGGTCGAACACAAATAGCGCTTGTATAAAGGTTGCAGATTGATCAAGTACACCCCCGTCTATAGGAAACTTCTTATACTTCTTTAGAAGCATGTAGGTATTAAAAACACGATTCTCTAGTCGGAGTTTACGCACCATTGACAGTGGACAGCGAGATTGATGGACAACGCCATTCTTACAGTCCTTATATTTACAAGATTCAGACCTTGTCCCTCTACACCTCGGACAATTTAATGCGTAAACTTCCTGACCAGGCTCGCAGGGCTTGTCACAGCCCCACTTCTCACGGATCATTCCTTCAGGGCATTCGCTTCCATGACCTTTGAGGATGTCTCCTTGAGCAACTCGGGCGACGAGTTCGAGTTTTTTGACTCCTCCTCCGACAGCTTATTGACTTCAAGGGCAGCAGAAATGAGCCTCTGAGTCACATCAGGACCAAAGCATGGGAAGTTTGTAGAAAACATCTCAGTGAAGTCTACTTGTTTACCGTCTGCATACTTGAAGTTAGTCCATCCAAGCAATCCAATCTTCAAAGCGTCCATACAGGCTCTCATAGTATCACGAGTGTTGCCTGAATCCATGTCTGCCATTGCGTCTTCAAAAGCGCAAAGTTCTTCAAAATTCATAAGTTTCATGTGAAACTTGGTTTGATCCTCTTCGGGAAGGGATCTGTCCTCCTTAAACACATATGGCTTAAAGCTTGTTGGGGATAGAGCTACGGGCACGATAGTTCCTCATTCTAAGTGGAGGGAAGTAAGAGTATAAGGGCTAGCCACTTACTAACCCCTATACTCAAACGATCAGCGAACGACGATTTTCATCGCGTCATCACTGATATTACGAACACATTTAAAGTCAGTTCCAGCAAGGAGTAATTCCTCCCGGTTGCCGAATGAAATCCCAGTATACTGGATCTTCTCGACATAGAACTCGACGATATTACCAGCAACGGATCCGACACTTGCATAGAATCTCTCAAGCGTATCTGAAAACCATTTGGCATGGAATCCGAAAGTCGCGACTGGGACCATCTCAGGATCGAAAGCACCATTGAAGTCACGATCAGTAATGATAACTGATCGGATTCCAGATGTGCTTGTAGCATCCATCCTAGATGATAAGGTATTATCAACTTGAATGTTCATCTGACTCAAAACGGGGACATATACGGTGCCCCCGACGTCGAGTTGAATAGTTGCTCCCTGAAACTTCGGAGGGATTAGGTTATCAGCAGTTTCAGCGAAAGGTGCAGAGTCGATAGGATTGGCCCCAGAAGGCCCCTGCATTTCGAACTCAAACCGGCCCGGTTCACCCACGGCCCCAAAGCTAACATTAACACGTCCACGAGCACCTGGGACTGTAGTTCTCACGCCATCTTGATTGACATAAAGTGTCATAGGAGGTGTTGGGAATCCACAGCCGGCATCAGCGGTTGCCGTTGCACTCAGTGTTGAGGATTGACCCGTAATCACATCATTATTGACAAAATCAATGGCATTAATCGACTTATACCACAGTTGACTACTACCCATGTATATCACGCGGGCTGTCCCACCAGAAATACTACCAACAACAGTCTCACCAGGAGTATAGTTCGGAGAAGCATTCAAAGCTACAGTACTCGTAACAATACTATGTGGCTCAAAGCCCCATCCGTATTCTTCATCAACACTGTCGAAAGTCGCGGCATATGAAGCAGGACCAGCGAGAGTTAGGGTAGTGGGCGTTCCAGACCCTGTCAAACGATAAGCCACGAGTTCTGTTACCGAGCGCGGCTGCACAAAGAGCCGATAAGTTGCGCCGTCGCCATCTGTGAGTGTGTCTCCCATTGTAAGGGGTCCACCAGATGTTGCACTAACTGTGATAGCAACGAGCTTCACTTCAGCTAATCCAGAGGCCATAAGGTAATCTGCATAGTTTGGACGTTGTCCTGCAGTCCCTTGTCCCTTTGGTTCAATTTGAAAGTTTACATTCGTGAGAATGGTCCCCGTTATGTTAGCTTCTTTTGATAGATCTGATCTAAAAGGGGTTCTCTCAAACTGAGAAACTTCATAACTCGGATCGACTTCAAAAACGGTTGGAAAAACGTCGTTCGCGTTCAAGACTTCCGCTACCTCTTCGGCATTCTGGAGCCTGCCCGCCAACTGTTTAATCTTATTACGTAAGGCACAAGAACCGGCCATAATATGATCTCCTTATTAGTTGACTACAACAACTTGCCTCAGCCGGAGTGACACTTCTCTTCGAGTGCCTGAAACCCAGCGGAAACTAAACGATTCATCAGCGAGCGTGACCTCAATAGAGATCACCTCACCCGGTGGGGTCCATAACATAGAACCCGATGACTTAATAGAATTGATCAGTGTCTTAAGGTTATCAAACATGCAAGATGTCAAATGCTTAAAGACTAGATCAAACTCACGCTGCTGTCTTTGATTCTTCCGTCGGCGTAAGGCTCGACCAGATGACCTCAACGTATTAAAAACTTCTACAGCCCTATTTTCCTTTATAGGGAATTCAGGTAGTTCATTTAGGGTAGGCACTTTGACCTCCATTTACATAGTTTTATAAGCAACACCCAATCAACCTCTCAAACACTCTCCAAGAATCGACCAGCACCCGCATTATACAAGGCTGTCACGGCGGCACTATCTAATGCGGTGCCTTTCCAGTATGCGAGTTCGTCAATCCGACCAGTGAAGTTCAAAGTCGTAAGGTTTTGATGTGCCCCCAAAGTGAATTTAGCTCCTGCCGTATTCATTGCAAGAGAGTTTGCGTCAGCTGTATCTGAGCCCTCAAAAGCCCCATTGATGTATAGCGACCGTTGATATAGTGCGCCGATCTGCGTTTTTACAATTGAAATGTGATACCAGGTAGACGCTGTGAGGGTTGTGGTTCCAGTAAATGTTTGATTGCCAGAACCTCCAAAAGCCCAAGCTCTAAACATCTGGATAGTGTTTGTCGGTGTCAAACCAACCCTCTCAATGGCATAAAAACCAGTATAGAACTCATGGAAAACCCCAAGAGACGCAGGAGAGCTGTTGACGTAAACCCAATAACTCATTGAATATTCTTGACTTGCTGAGTGAGTGAACGTGCCGGTTCTGCTTAATGAATCAAGGCTCGCGGCATTAAGTTCAACGCAATTGCCATTCTTCCCTGTCGCGCTGAACGTAGGTGATCCAGTTGCCGCAAGGCTATTGTTACTAATTGAGTCAACCAGCGGCGTCCCTGCTTCTTCAAACTTCCAATAACTAACGAGGTATTGATTAAACCCAACTAAATCTGCATGACTGAAACCTAATCCAGACGGTGCTCCTATTGTCGTGAGAAACAATCCTGTCCCTGAGTTATACAGTTCTGTGATGGCTGCTGAGGAAATCGCCTCATTCCAAAACAATACTTCATCTTGCTTATGAGTGCTGTTATTCCCCGAGATCTGAAAGTTATACCCGCTGAGATCGTCTGGTATTGCGGCATCATCGTAACTCCCAAAGAAAGCGCCATCGAGATAAACCTCTTGAAGATAAGTGCTAGGCGCTGTAAACGTTCGCTTCCAGGTAATCATTGTCCATTTATTGAGATACCCAGTGAAAGCGCCAATATAAGCATACTGACTGCCGGCTCCACTATTGCCCGACCAAGTTAAGTTGTTCGTGTTATGGAGATAAAGAATATGAGAGTGCGTTGCATCTTTGTTCCATGTTAGAAGAATTGGATACGTGCCTACTGAAGTCACATAGACCCAAGAATTGACCGTCCATTGCCCAGTCAATCCAGGATTAAATCCTGCGCTGGGACGACTGTAGGAAACTCCAGCAGATCCTTGGATTGACGTCCCATTCTTCCCAGTGGCTAGAAACGTAGGGCTACCACCATCTAGAGCCAGTTGATAGTTTACACCGACGCTATCGTCAATAGGAGCGCCCGCGTCATTAAAGGTCCAGCCAGCCTTGAGGTAGGCAGAAAAGGCATTCAGAGTAGGGCCGTCGATTCCTGACGGAGCAGGATGCGTATCAACGCTAACCGTAGTTCCCACGATAGTCAGCGAATTATTGGGATATTTTATAACAGTCGCGCTGACGGATGGAGTTCCATCCGCTTCCTCGATTGTGATCCCTCCGCCGCCGCCAATGCTGTCTGATAATGCTCCCATTAAAACTCCTTCAATTTACTTAGGTAGGCAGGGGGTGATAATCTAAACTTCATTGGGTCCATATTAAAATTGGTATCCATTCAGCGTGAAATCGTAGACGGTCAGTTTCCGGCTTGCTGCCATTGGATTATCCTACTCTATCGTCCAAGTCTTTTCGCACCACCCGGTCACAAGATCATTGTCCTGGGTCGCTGTGATTGTAAGCCCTGCGGCTGTTATGGCTGCGGTCAATGCTGCGGTATAATCCGCACCATCATCCAAATTGAATTTATTGACAATCGGGCAAAGATTGAAATCGCCCGGTGCCTGCGCCGCGATGAATGCTACGGCGCTATCTACTCGTGGGTCGCTCATAGTATAGTCCTCGGTGAAGCTGAGTTATAAAGATCCAAAAGTGCGGTATAGTCTGGGCCTCGGCTGAAAACATATAGCGGCCCGAAGTATCCCGGACAATAGCCACAGAAAAAAGGAACGTCACCACAATTTGCTACTGGTGCAGATACCTGGGATGATATCTCGACGCCATTAACCCCTAGGCTCCAGGTCGATCCTGTGCGCCCAAAACTGACCATGTAGGGCGTCCCCAGCGACCAATAACTATCCCACGAGGTGATTGATAAACCCGCCCGCTGTGTGTTCCCCTCGATGATATAAAAAACACCAGTCGAAGCTAGATAGCCAGTATGTACCCGATTCGTGCTGCTTACCTGATCGGCCCATCCAACGCCTGCTAGTCCCGCCCAAGTTACGCTCGCTTCGCGCTCATAAAAGTAAACGCAGGTGAAATCTTCAGTGTGCCTTGGACCCGGTGGTAGGTTAGT